CCGCAGATCTGGGACATTCCCAAGAAATAATCTATCCTTAGTCACCGAGATATTGAGAGTTAGCGGTATGGCTAAGAAGTGTAAGATTTGCCTCCAACCTTTTGTCCCCGAATTCAGCACCTTTCAAAAGACCTGTAACAACATCGAGTGTTTAGTGGACTTTGGAAGAGCGGAGGCAGCTCGGCTAAACAAGCGGGCGATCAGGCAAGAAAAGAAAAAGGCGAGGGAAAAAGACCGAGGGTATTGGGTCAAGAGAGTTCAAATCGAGTTCAACAAATTCATACGCCAGAGAGATCACAAAGACCCTTGCATAAGCTGTCAGAGGCATCATCAAGGCCAATACCACGCTGGGCACTATATGAGCATAGGCGGGCATTCAGCAGCTCTAAGGTTCGATGAAAATAATACCCATAAGCAATGCAGCGTATGCAATAACTATAAAAGTGGAAATTTGGTAGAATATCGTCCAAACTTAATTGACAAAATAGGCTTGGAAGAGGTGGAGAGGTTAGAGGGGCCGCACGATCCAAAGAAATACACAATCGACGAGCTTAAAGAGCTTCTGTCGGTTTATCAGGCGAAAAACAAGGAATGGGCGAAGTCTCAATCTTAGATCGTAATGCTGAAGAAGTGCGCTCTACGCTGCGTGAACTTTTAAAGGCTTGTGAGTCTGGAGACATTAGCGGAGCAGTTATAATAACCGAGCATCAAGACGGATTTGAGCTTCAAATGCCCGGAACATTCTCCACCGACCCTGATTCTATTGCGAGCATTATTGGACGCTTGCAAATGGCTTCGAATGTTTTCGCTCACATGACTCTGGCACAAGACGATGAATCCTAGAAGCACCGAGCATCATTTACAGTTTTGCACCACTGACCATCAGCGACAAGTCATTGAGATGCACATAACTGGTATGCCGCAAAAAGACATAGCAGAAAAACTTGGCAGGCATCCGAAAAGAATTAGCGCCTGTATTCTAGGAGTACATCGGAAAGCTGCATTGGCAGGGATGGCACCAGATTTCAATCTAAATCGTCAGACAGCACCGGGATTCACTACAAAACGAGTCAGCACAGCCTATAACATGGACAACGAGATTGTCCTGCAATGGCACATTCAAGAACCAGAAAGAGTTAAGTTAGAGGAACTGATAGCAGAATTTGTGGAGGGTTTCAAAGATGAAGTCACCGGATTACATGCCCCCACAGACCCGCCGACAGGCACTGATGACGATCTTATGGTTAGCTACATTATTGGCGATCATCATCTTGGGATGCTTGCTCACCACAGCGAAACGATGGGTGATGACTACGACGTCAAGATTAGCCAGACTCTTTTGGAAAACGCGATAGATCGACTGGTAGGATCTGCGCCAGCGGGAGAAGTCGGGGTCTTAGTGAACCTAGGCGACTTCATGCACATAAACGACTCTACAAGCTCAACCCCTAGTTCAAAGAATCTATTAGACTCTGACGGACGATACTCAAAAACCATTCGTGCTGCCAGTAATCTCATAAAACGTACGGTTTTACGTACGCTTGAAAAGCATAACCAAGTGTGGATCGTAAACGTAAGGGGTAATCATGATCCTGATGCCGCCTTGTGGTTGAATGAAGTAATGCGCTTGTATTTCGAGGATGATCCACGGGTCAAGGTATTTGACAACGCTTCCAAATTTATCTGGTGGCAATGGGGCAAAAATCTAGTCGTGACCCACCATGGAGATCGGATTAAAATGTCCAATCTACACGGGTCAATAGTAAGTAATTTAAGGAAAGAATGGGGCGAGTCAGATCACACCTACGTGTGGACAGGTCACATCCACCACAAGAACCAAGAGGAATTTGGCGGCGCATTGTTCGAAAGTTGGAACATCCTAGCACCCGCAGATGCTTGGCACGCTGGTGCTGGCTATGCCAGTTCTCGAAGTATGACTTGCGTAATTCTCCACAAATCGTTCGGGGAGCAAGGCAGATTGAAGGCAAACATTCAGGAGTTGATATGACAGCGCTTGATAGACAGGTAGCGGGAAATCATTACAAAACCATGATGATTCAGCCACTTGAGTACGCACTGGCGAACGATTTGGGAATCTGTGAACATGCGGTCGTCAAGTACATTAGTCGATGGCGTGATAAGGGTGGAGTCGAGGATCTGAGGAAGGCAGCGCATTACATTGAGATATTGATTGAAAGGGAAACGGCTCCAAAGGATAACCCTAAGAAGCCGTCTTGGTAGTCACATAAGCATTGCGCCTATTACATATCCCAAACAAAAGGCTATTATAATCGCTGCGCCCGTAAACCGAGGTACTAAAAGTTTATCTTTCCACATTTGCCAGCTCCCCCTGTAATCTATCCAATAACCTTATAACGTCCAACACTTCCATCGTATCGCATGGATCTAGGTTGTCATAAGTCTCCCTAACTTTAATTAACGTCAACAACGCCAGCAAAATCTCATTTCTCGTTGGTTTCATTTTACTTCCTCCCGTAAGCATTCATCAAACTCTCGATCAGCCTCATCAACTGCTAAACGAAACTGCTGCAAATATTCGTATCGGAGGTTAAAAAAGTGACAATTAATTGGCTCAATCTCAAAAGAGTCATCCCCATTCTCAGAAATCCTGATATGGCAAACCCCACAATCACCATCAGTGACCAGCATGGCAGGCCATCCCCGAAAGTTTTTCGGAGCCTCGTCGTGGTCAGTTGGATAATGCCACCGACAATCAAAGCAAAGAGTTTGAGACCACTCAATCAGGTCATCTTCATCTTTAAATCCAAAATCCTCTAAAATCTCATCGTTAATTTGATTCATCACCTCTCCTTCGTTGATGTTTCACGTGAAACAATTTGCCGCCAGATCGTAGACCAAACCTTGCCACTAGACCGAAGACCAAAAATCGGCTTGGAAAGGCGTTAGTGTTGACACCATAACCCTCTGGCCCCTTCCGCTGATGCCCTTGCGTTTTTCTCCGGTGTATCGGATTAAACTTTTTTCTTCAAGTGAGCGATACCGGGCTGTAACGCTTGAATAGGCAAATTCTTTCATCACCTCCCGGACATCATCTGAAATACACCCTTTGGGGCCAAATGACTTAATAACATCGTGAACCATTTGCTCCAAACGTGTTGTGTTTACCTGATGAGCTGCCATGACGCTAGTGTCTGGCGCACCCGTTCGATAAAGTTTGTGTGGCTCTGTCCCGTACATCTTCATTAGTCTCTCCTTGTTTAATGTATACCCTAGACCAAACGTAAACCCATAGACCAAACGCTAACCCACAGACCAAAGGTTTACCGTATCCCCTAGACCAAAATTTCTGCATCCCCTAGACCAAAATTGGGCAAAAATTGCACAAAATCTTGAGATCGAGCACCTCGGAATCGTAACCCCTTGATTTTTAAGGGTTTTTTCCCAGGGCCTCTAATGCCCTCCCCTCTCGCTCTGCCAGCTTGACGGTACGCCACGCGCAACCGAAGTGATAAGCGATTCGATTAAGCGAATGGCCCCGGTCTACCCGATCAATGACAGCTCGCACGAATGCGGCCCGGCTCGGGTAGCCAAAACGACCTAAAGCCCGTCCCTTTTTCATCGGGCGAGTGCTTTGAGGGTGACGCGGCCCAAAAAATGCCGCATTCACTTCTGACATTCAATCCCTCTTTTTTTAAAGTCAGAATGTATGCCCGCACAAACCCTTTCAATGTAGCTCGCTTCAGCTTGTTTGGCTTGCTCAAGGTCAGCATTGCCCGCGAAATACACACACGCGCAAACAAAGGCGGCAAAAGCCGCCCGTTTAAAATGTTTCATGGTTCACCCCTCAATAATCCGTTGAAGTTTTCCGCTTTTGGTGAAGACCCTCACCGAATGTGCGCGAGTTGGGCCGTAAGAAGTATCGAAGGCGTAAAGCATCGCATCATCGATCGCGTGCTTTTTAAAGCTGGCCTCGACTAAGTGCTCGCGGTTGCCTTCTGGGTCGTAAGCGCCAACCATCCAGCACTGCCATTCGTCGCTGTAATCCACCTCGACGGTGGCCCAAACTTTCAAACTTCCAACGCACTCAAGATCGTAAATGCTCATTTTTTCCGCTCCGGTTTAAGTTGTCCCCATACTGTAAAAGAAAAACACGACAAAAAGCAAGTTATTGTTAGAGCTTTTTGGAATATGAAAAAGCAAAAGCAGGGCGAAACGGTATAAAAATAACCTTGTGATGTGTTGCAAAAAATTTTGACGTCCTGTAAAGTGTACTCATCAAATCAACGAACGGAGAGAGAAGAATGGAGCAGCAAATTTTGGAAACAATCGAAAATGCTTTAATCGACAGAATGGCAAAAGAAGCAGGAGTCCAACCGTTTCAGATGAAGTCGATGATTATGAGATGCGAAGAACTGAAGCAGTATTATAAAAGAATCCGTAGTATCGCCATTAAGGATCTAGCGGAAAACTTCCGAAAAACTGAGGCGGCTTGAGTCGCCCTTGGGTCTACCAGTTCGAGACTGGTACTGATGAGGCCAGAAAGCCGAAACCCAAAAACGGAGCAAACAAAATGCAATATACAAACAAGCAAGCGGCAGAGCCAATGCACTTTTTCGCGGCTAGCGCTTTTGAGTGGCGAACAAGTGACAACCTCGAACAATTAATCGGGCAAATGAAGCAAGAAGGGGAAGGCTTCAGCCTTTGGCGGGTTCCGCTCGCAGA